TTTGTTGTTTTGTCGTAGGTTGATTCGTGCCGCGTTTTTCATTCAACATACGCATATTTGGATCGTCCGACTCTTTTTCTTGGACATCATTCGTAGAATCCACGATTTTTCCGTGTTCGTCTACAACGATTCCCGTCTTTTTCTTATATTCATTTCTTACATAGGATGGTACCCAGTTTGACCAAGAAATAAAGAGTGTATTTGGATGTAAATATTTGATATGGAATTTATTGGATTCAAGCTTGGACACTAAATAGGCAATACATTCGGCTTTATCGTATATGGGTTCTCCAAAGATAAATTCAGGTACAATAAACCAAATATGCTGATCCGCGCGTTTATTACGTGCAGTTAAAGTGATCCTATTGTGAACACGGGCCAAGATCTTGTTAAAAATAGATACCTGTTTCAAGTCGCGTTTTTGACGATTTTCAAACAAATCGTCGATGTTTATCTTTCCTGTGGTTTCTTGGTCATTCACGAATAAAAAACAAGACATATTTTGTGCGGGGGTTTTATACGATACTGTTTATCTGTTATATATTTTTGCGAAATAAAAATATATAGATTTTAGCGGACACTATAGCATGGCATCAGAAAACGAAATAGTTTTGGAGGATTTGTCCAAGAATGGCGTTTTATTAGGGATGGATGAAAAAATGGCACAGAAAATGGAACCAAAAATGATAACGAAAATTGAACATTTGGTGATACCGGGAGGAGGCATTTCCGGACTCATTTGTTATGGAGCATTGAAAGAGGCACAGCAAAACGGCATATGGGATATTTCAAATATAAAAAGCATCTATGGCACTTCAGCAGGTGCATTGTTTGCAGTAATCTTGTCTCTGAAATACGAATGGAAGATCTTGGACGACTATTTTATACGCCGACCTTGGCATAACATTTGCGATTTCAACATGTATTCCATCATTGGGTCTTTCCAAAAACGTGGTATTTTCGACATTCATTTGGTTCGTGGAATTCTACAGCCCTTATTTGGTGGTATGGATATTCCATTATCCATTACAATGGCTGAATTCTATGAAAAAACACAGATTGAAATCCACCTTTATACATCTCTCATGAATTTCTCGAGTTCTACTACAAATGTCCAAGAATTGAGTTTGGTAGATATATCATATAAAACACATCCGGAATGGACCGTTATAGATGCTGTATATGCATCCTGTGCATTGCCGATATTTATGAGTCCCTTGGAAAAAAACGGCGATTATTATGTAGATGGCGGTGTTTTCCTAAACTATCCTCTTGGACCATGTGTTTTACAGGAAAATGTGGATCCAAAAAGCATTCTAGGTTTCCGTAAAATAACAGATCGTCAGGACACTTTATCCGAGGAATCCACTTTGTTTGATTATATTTTGATTCTGTTTAACAGAATCTTTCGATTTATTTTGTCCAAGAATGAAATACACAAAATAGATCACGAAATAGCTATAAAAACACCGCCGGTTTCAATATACGATTTGTATAAAATGGCGTCCAATGAAACCGCTCGTATAGAATGGATACAAACCGGTGTAAATGCAGCTAAAGAGTTTATTGCAAAACAGTTTGTGTGAATTGTATCAAAGTATCGTTTGTAATCTTGGAATCGAAGTCAATGCGATTTCCATCATTTACCAATTTCAATGTGGGATAGGAATCAATGGCGTATTTTTGAATGAGATGGGAACTTTCCCCCCCTTCTTCTGTGCAATCCACGTCAATACATTTTATTGTCTTTCCGTTTATTTCTTTACCGTCATATCCTGCCTTGAACTTTGCCCATTCTGGTTTAGCTTTTGTGCAATGAGGGCACCAGTCTGCGTAGAAGAAATAAATCAAAACGGGGTCGCTTCGGTCATTCATATTTGCCATATTTTGTGTAGATTTATTTGCTATAGCGGGTTTTGCATACCATTTATACGCAAAATATGCGGCCAATATGAAGATGATGATCATAATTACGATCAAAATCAATGTCTTTATGCGCGGTGTAAGCAAATCATTATAAAGGATCTTTACAATAGATGTTTGTGTCATGGATTTATATTATATTATACAAAGAGAATTATTTAGTAATATTTAGACGCGAAAATATAAAGTCATATGATAGAGGTGGGGTATGGTAAATAAAACTCGTAAAAATAAGGTACGTTCAGTTTATACCCGAAAACATTATGATAGTAATGATGGTATGTTAACCACAGTTTGGGGCCCAAGTACATGGCATTTACTACATACTATGAGTTTCAATTATCCTGTGAACCCGACGTGTGATGATAAACGTAATTATAGGGATTTTGTATTGAATTTGCAGAATGTTTTGCCTTGCGGTAAATGTCGCAAGAATTTGAAGAAGAATTTTAAGAAATTGCCCTTTTTATGGAAACATATGGAATCGCGGTACACTTTTTCTAAATACGTTTATAACTTACACGAAGTTGTAAATAAGATGTTGAATAAACAATCGGGTCTTACTTATAATGATGTTAGAGAACGTTATGAACACTTTAGAGCCCGTTGTTCACAATCTTCTAAAGAAAATGTGGGTTCACCAAGCACTGGTTCGGATCCTTCACCAAAGACAACGACCGGTTCGGATCCTAAAAAACAGGATCCTTCACCAAAAACGACGACCGGTTCGGATCCTAAAAAACAGGATCCTTCACACAAGGGGTGCACGGAACCTATTTACGGAGAAAAATCAAAATGTGTTCTCAAAATTGTCCCACAAAAATCAAAATGCGACACATTTCAAATGGATAAGAAATGCATCAAACGAAGAGAACCTACACTGTAAATATGTGATATCACATCTGACAAACTAGTAAAAAATAGATATACTATATATCTGATATATAGTATATAGTGTGTATAAAATATCATATGTCTGCACCACAATCAGGATATCAAAAAATGAATATACAAACTGTAGATAAAGATGAAACGATCGTTAGTCCCGCCATTGTTGTAGATGCATCTGTCCAAGAATCAAAGGTTTGTAATTTAGACGAATCTAATTTTCCATCAAAAAAACGAAAGTCTAGCAAGTCTATACCGTTTTGGGGTATGAACCCAAATGTGCTATTAGATACAACTTATGTATTTGAATTATTCCCAATAGAATCAATGACCTATGAACAAAAGTTGAATGCTATTTCGCGTATGGTTATTCTTCTCACAATTATATCTTTTTTGTACTCACAAAGTTATCGTCTATTAGCAATTTCTGCATTTTCCCTACTCGCAATTTGTTTATTGTTTTATGCACATCAACAGACGTGTGCAAAAGAAGGATTCGGTGAAGGAAATGAAATAGCAATAGGAAAAATATTGGAATCCCATGGGAAACAACGTGATCCTGCAAATACTTTTGTTGCGCCGAGTATTCAAAACCCACTTAGTAATGTACTCATACCAGAAATTGAATATGACCCTATGAGAAAACCCGCACCACCTTCCTATAATACAACAGTAGAGGCCGATATTTTGCAAAAAGCCAAGGATATGGTTCAAAAGGCAAATCCGGATCAACCTGATATAGCCAAGAAATTATTCACAGATTTAGCCGATGAATTTGAATTTGAACAATCGATGCGTCCTTTTTTCTCAACCGCAAATACCATGGTACCCAACGACCAAGGCGCATTTGCTGAATTTTGTTATGGAAATATGGTGTCTTGCAAAGAAGGTAATATGTTCGCTTGTGCAAGAAATGATATGGCGAGATACAACAATTACTAGAGTATTCTATTTACCATACGATTATTTTGTTGTTATAATGTATTAGTGTAGTATATATAGCTATCATGTCAACCGTAAAAGATTATACATTTTATAATGTGGACCGAATCGATTCGGATGCTACATGCAAAACCCAAGAATCTGTGCAAAACATGAATTATGCGAATTATACGACAACCAACTTTTTCCGCGAATTTCCTTCCACCGCTCAAATCGATTTTGCTACATCACAACCCGTTATCATGCCTAACTCTACCTTTGGTGGAAGCGGCGTCGGAGTAAATGTCGACGTGGATTCTATCCTCCATTTGAAAACGGAACAGGAACGAAGTTTAGGGAGATTGCAATTGATGCAACGACCTTTTACAACAGTCCCCTATTTAGGAAGAGGATCGGCTGATCCCGCTTTAGAGTTGCGATTGCTAGAGGGTGAATCTGTGTTTGAACAGAAGAGCACATCCACCATTATGTCCAAGAGTTTTATGGGATACACATTGTATCCTACGAGTAGCAAGATGAACGATCGTGTCCAAGATCCAAAATACACTGTAGAAGAGGTCGCACTCGATGGTTGGGTTCGCGGTGGTTCATCCACACGTGAAATGTCGGATGATCCTTACTTGAAACAGAACCACAGACCCGCTGTTAATAGTTCTTATTAGGCAATAATGGTATAAATAATTATTAGAATGATACAATACAAGTGTGTATTTTATCACTCAACCGATCATCCATACAAATATACCTGTTATGTTTTACAATATTGAAAAACCCATATTGGAGTATTCGAATGATCTAGAATATCGCCAATGTATGCGTAGTTTGTTTTGCATGATATCGCCCGAAGTAGAAAAAGATGGAATGGACGATTCCTTTGAAATTGATGAGATAACTCGTGATGAATTGGATTATGACGAATCGGCCGCATCCAAGATTCTCGATTTTGTTTTCGAGAAAACCTTTGAAAACGCACTATTCCAAGAATTGTACGATATTGCAGCGGCGAAAATGATCTCCATGGATCGATCCATCGGTCTAGCCGTTTTGTTTTCTTATGATTACATGGCTCTTTTTCACAGGTGTTTGTGTTGTTATTTTACTAACCCAGCCGACTTTAGCGAAACCTCGGATTCTTATGTATGTTTGAAGAAGAAGATACAGTGAATAATGATATACAATAATATCTAGTCTATATACTAACTATATACAATACAGTTTAGATACAATATACACATGGCATCCACTAGT